GGAACTACCACTATGCCTAACTCAGTAATGGATCAGTTCCGTAAATATGGAGAAAACTATGATGATCCAGAATTAAATTGGATTAAAGACCAGAATGTTGATGTTCATTACTATCCAGCCATAATGCCTAATGATGATGGCTCAGAAAGATCTGTATGGCCTGAAAAGTGGCCTCTAGAGTGGCTTGAATCCCAACGCCATCTAAGAGATTTTGCTAAGAACTATATGAACCGTCCAATTAACACAGATGGAACCTTCTGGACTAACGAAGATATTATTATTGAAGAATTAGAAGATTATGGTAATACAATCATATCAATTGACCCAGCCGTAACAAAAAATAAAATCTCTGACTATACAGGAATATCTGTATTGTCTAGAGGCGTAGATAGTTTAGGTAAAACCAACATCTATGTACGCCATGCTGAACAAGTTAAAATGTCTCCATCAGAAATAGCAGAAAGAGTTGCTTATCTTGTAGACAGATTTGATGTTGGTGTACTTTATGTTGAAGTAAACCAAGGTGGGGACCTCTGGAAAGATGTTTTTAAAGCTGTACCTGCCAAATATAGATCCAAATCACAAAGCCTATCAAAGCAAATTCGTGCTGGCAAGGCTTTAAATTTCTACCAACAAGGGAAGGTGCGACACACTGCACATTTCCCAGTATTGGAAGAACAAATGTGGTCCTTTCCAAAAGTATCTCATGAGGATGTACTTGATTCCGTTGTTTCTGGTATTTTGTACTTCTTAGATAACAAAGCAGTAAAACTAGAAACAAAACAAATAAATTATTTAAGGAGACAAAATGTCTGATATTAAAAAGGCTATTGATACAATAGTAGATAGAAGAAATACATATTTAGTTGCTGAGGACTATTACGATGGAACTAATTTAGAAGTTTTCTCTAATAACCGTTGGCTACAAGTATTAGGAAGCGTAAGAAATAACTTTAGATTCAACTTTGCTAGAACTGTAGTAGATTCAGTTCTTAATCGTCTAGAAATTGCTAATATAACAGCAAATACAGAAGAAGCAAATGCAAAGATTAACGATATCTGGCAAATGAACGATTTACAGATTGATGCTGACGAAATCCATCGCCGTGCTTTAGTTTATGGTGATTGCTATGCAATTGTTTGGACTGATGTTAGCGGAAATACCACTGTAGACTACAACTCACCACTTACAACTGTAATGGTTTATGATGATGAGAATCCAAGAGTCAAGAGATTTGCTGCAAAGCTGTGGCAGTCAGAAGATCCACTAGATTACACAAAGAAAACATCACATTTAAACATGTACTATCCAGATCGCATTGAAAAGTACACAATGCCTGGAGAAGTTATCAATATTGTGTCTGCTAACGGATTTGTACCAGTTTCAGTAGTAGAAAATCCTTGGGGAGAAGTTCCAGTATTCCATTTCCGCACATCTAAACAATACGGAAGACCAGAACATACAGATGCATATGGTCCACAAGACGCAATTAATAAATTAATGACAACTCACATGATTACTGTTGATTACCAAGGAGCACCTCAGCGTTATGCTCTTGGTGGTTCAGGCAATTCTTCTGAATTTGAAGATTTCAATGAAACAGGAACAGAAGCAGAAAATATTGGTCGTCTAAAGAATGGTCCAGGAGAACTTTGGTATCTTAAAGGCGTTGACAAGGTTGGAGAATTTGCTCCTGCTGATCACAAGGTGTTTACAGAACCAATTAGAGATTTTGTTCGTGCAATGGCATCTATTACAAACACACCTCTTCATTACTTTGAAAAGACTGGAAGCATTCCTTCTGGTGAGTCACTAAGAACTGCAGAATCACCATTAATCGCTAAGGTAAAGGATCGTCAAATTACATTTGGTTCAACTTGGGCTGATATGTTTAGATTTATCCTAAAGATGGAAAACTCTATAGAACCAAATATTCAGGTTAGATGGAAAGATATTGAAAGCATTGATAGTTTAGATGCCTGGGAAGTTGCTGTAAAGAAGCGTGTAGTAGGCGTATCTCTTGAGCAGGTTCTTATTGAAATGGGTTACGATTTAGAAGTTGCCAAAGCAATTGCAGCAGCAGAAGAATCATTAACTAGTTTAACTCAAAATACAAACACAAATAATGTAATGATGGAAGCCACAGGAGGCCAAATTGGAAACTAACAACACAGAAGAGCAAGTAACAACTGAAGATACAACTTTAAATGATCCAAAGGCAGTACTTGCTGCACTTGATCGTGCAAAGTCTGATGCTAAAAAGTTCAGGGAAGAAAAAGAAAGACTTGAAGTTGATCTTAATAGCACCAATCAAAAGATAGCAGAGTTTAGTGGAAAGCTTCTTCATGAGAAGGTTTTGCAGAAAATCTCTGATGAAGGAGTAAAAGATCCACGAAGACTTCTTAAATTTATGGATTTGACGAAGTTTGAATTTGATGACAACTTTGATGTTGTTGGGTTTGAAGATCAATTTAAACAACTTCAGGAAGATCTTCCAGAAATCTTTGATCCAAAACTTCGTGTTGGTGGACAAGCAGATACTGCTGTAAAAGCAAGTGTTAGCACTCGCTATACAGCAACTGAGCTACAAGCTGCAAAAATTCTTGGTAAATTATAAGAATTAAATGGTACAATAGACCTATTGGGACTAAGTGGACGCTTGCCCTATAATCATATTGAATTAGACGATTCAAATTTACAATTTAATAACTTTAATATCCATAGGAGGATAAAATGCCAATCTCAAGAGTAGATTTAACAGAGGCAAATGGCTACATTCTAGAAGAGCAAGGGTCCACAGTAATCCAGGACCTAATTGCTAATTCTGCTGTAGAGCGTTTTGCTCGTCGTGAAGTAATGGCTTCCCGCACAAAGTCAGTACCTCGTTTTGTTGGAGACGCACCACAAGTGGTTGCAGAAGGCGCAGAAATTCCTGCATCAAACCCAACTTTAGACGAAATCGTATTGACAGCAAGAAAGTATGCACAATTGATGCATATTTCAGAAGAAGATGTAAATGACCAACTCGTAGATACACTTTCAGTGTATAAGCGTGAGTGGGCATCTCAATGGGCACGAAAGTTTGATAATGCTTGCCTTGGCGTACATGCAGCAGCCGATGGAGATGACGGACAACCGTTTACATCTCTATACCGTGCAGTATCACCAGGATCAGCAGGAACAAACTTAATTCAAACAGGTGGAGCATTAACTTATGCACAACTTAACAATGCACTAGGCATTGCTGAAGATTCAAGCAAATTTGATGCAGCCAACACAGTATGGATGGCTCACCCAAAGATGCTTAAGGAAATTCGTGGAATGATTAAGGGCAACAATGACCTAGTTCTACCAGATCCACTAGCAGGAACACCAGGATCTTTATTTGGATATCCATTGGTAATTTCATATGGTGCAGCAAAAACTGCAGCAGCAACCGCATCACCAGCAGCAAACGATAACGCTCTACTTATTGTAGGTAACCGTCAGATGCTTATTAATGGTGTTCGTGGTGGAGTAGAATCAGTAGTTTCTCGAGATGCAGAATTTGCTCGTGATGGTGTAGTCCTAAAGACTCGCATCCGTCGTGGATTTGCAGTTGCAGATGCAGACGCATTCGCAATCGTTGAGAAGACAGCGTAAGGGGAGGGATAGAACATGCCATCAAAACTATACGGACAGTTCCTATCACAAGCTCTAAACAAGGAAATTGACTGGGATACAGACACTATTAAAGTGGCTCTTCTCACTAATGCCTATACTCCAGATCAGGATGCACACAACTATCTAGATGATGTTGTTGCTAATGAAGTTTCTGGTACAGGCTACACAGCAGGTGGAAACACTCTTGCTAACAAGACCAATGCATACAACTCAGCAACAAACGTAATCGTTCTTGATGCTGATGACACAACTTGGTCTTCATCTACAATTACTGCTCGTTATGCAGTCATCTATGATGCTTCACCTGCAACTAACGCAACAAAGCCACTTATTGGTTATGTTGACTTTGGTTCAGATCAGTCATCATCAAATGGTAATTTCACAATTACTTGGGACGCTACAGGTATCGTAAGAGTTACAGTAGCATAATGAACGCCAGAGTAGAAGCAGGTTCACTTACTATTAGCTTAAAAGCACAAATAGTTGAGCCTACCATAAAGGTATCAGTTAAGGTAGTACATGCAAATGTGCTTAGCTCAACTTGGACCTGCTTCTCTCTAGCAACTCCTTCTGTTAATGGGCACAGCCTTTCAGGGGTTAACCCAGAATTAGTATTGACAGGAGGAATGGCTACGTCAGCAATGGCGTAGTCTTTTTTTATGGGTGCATATCAATCATACGTAAGTAGTTTGTCTCCTCAACCAGTTACTTGGTTTAAATTTGATGAACTTGGTACTTCAACATCAGTTATTGCAGATTCTGGAACTTCAAATAATCCATTATCAGCGGCAACAACTGGTACAACTGGCACTGCTAGAAAGTCAACTGGAGGAAAAGATACTGGATATCTTGATATGTTGGCTGACAACCAAATAAGTCTTACTGATGCAACATCAATAATTCCAGCATATCTAAACTACACACTTTCATTTTGGATAAAAAGACAAGTAAGTGGTGGAACTTATGCTGGTAATAGTCCATTTGGATGGAGCGGTGCTTCAAGCACTTATAGAGTACAATCAGGATCAACAGCATCTATAGAAGATGATGGAAAATTATATTGGTATACAGTTCATGGCGGTACATCCCATACTGATTTAATTACAGGAGATTTGCGTACTGGACAGTGGATTCATATTGCCTATGTAAGATCTGGAGCCACAGTAAAACTTTATCAAAATGGTTCTTTACTTCAAACTGAAACAAATGCTGGAACTAGTTCAAGTGCTGGATTAACAGGAACATATACATTTAGAGGTTCTGGTTTTGGTGGAACTAGTCTTGATGAATGGTTATTATTTGATTATGCAATGACTGATGCACAAATTGCATCTTTATATACTTTTACTCCAGCATCAACAAATAAAACAATAACAGATATTCCTGGAACAGCAACAGCTTTAATGGTTCAGCCAACATTGTCAATAAGCAGAACTATTACAGAAACACCAGCAACAGCTACTGCATTGATTCAGCAACCAACAATAATTATTGTAACTCCAGATACTACACAAATTACAACATCTTTCTTAGCATCAGTGGCTATTCCACAAAACATTATTGCTGGTGCAGATAAAAACGTAAACAATGTTATTACAGAAGTTTTGACGGCATCAGTAACTATTGGAGATAATATAACTGTAGTTGCTGGAACAAATGTATCATTCTCTGCTACTGAAATGACAGCAACTGCATTATTAGCACAGGCTAGGGTTTCTGAGGTTCCAATGACAGCGTCATCAACTATGCCTGGTGGAACTGCATCTGTTACCCCAAATTATTATTCATTAGTTAAAGCATTAAATCCATATCTGTATATTACTAATGGTCTTTCTTCACCAGTAAATCATGGGTATCAAACTGGTACATTTACAAAAGGAACTGCTTTATCAACTAATGTTGTAAGTCCTTTTCCATTAGATATGATTGCAGAAGGAAAATCTTGGAAAGGTTCATCTGGATCTGGTGCTAATAGTTATTTTGAATTTACAACTGCAACAGCTGCTCAATCATTTGATGCATTAGTATCTGATGGAAATTTTGCTTATGAAGTTTGGGTTAATCCAAATCAATTACCTACTGATCCTTATGCTGGAACTACTCCAGCAAGTTTTTCACTTTTAAAAGATAATTCTTTATCTATTAATTTATTACAAGGAACAAGAAATCGTAACAATCCACCTACTGGTGATTATGCAAGAATTGAAGTTATATTAAAAAATTCTTCTACAACAACTACATCTTTATACTGTAATATTAATTCTACTTCATTATCTGTTGGAAACTGGTCACATGTTGTAGTAAATGTTTATCAATCTGGAATTAATGCAAATCAAAGACTTGTTCAACTTTGGATAGATGGAACTGTAGTTATTAATCAGACAGTTACATTTACAACTTGGACAGCTAGTACATTAACTGATACTGTTATGGGATCAGATGCAGCTAGTTTAACTTATCTAGCAGATTCATATTTTGATGAATTGGCTATTTATTCATCTGAATTAACAAATTCTCAAATTATCAATCATTATCAGTTTATTGATACATTAAGTCCTAACTTTATTTATAATTCAACAGCATTTACTGTAGATATACAATCTGGAGATCATAATTATTTAGTTACAAGCAATTCTAATATTACAGATGCTCCAATTACTGCATCTGCGTTAATTGTAAATCCAACCGTAATAGCGTCACGGGTTATTAATGTTTCTGCAACACCCCTTACAGCATCAGCAACAGGAACAAGCGCCATAGTTTATTGGGGATAGACAATTTATACAACACCAGCAACTGCATATGCTGAAAGACCAGAATCTTATTTCTTGAATGATGTTTATTATCAGTATGTTCAAACAAATGTTGCTCCTTATCGCTATGTGACTTTTGATGCAGCAGATGCTTTATTTGATTACGGAATAGACAATGATTATTCAGTAGCCCCTACAACAATTGGCGGAACAATTGTTAACCCAGACCTTGGAATAAATGGCAAATCTGTTAAAACAACAGGTTCATCTTATGTTACTGATGGAGTTATCTTAAAGGAATCTGAATGGAATGATTCTTGGGGCACTGGTGCAAATGATTGGCATTCAGCATTCTGGTTTCAAAGAGCATTAGATGATAATTCAACAACGGGGCTAAGAGTGTTATGG